CAGCCACTAAGAAGGCGGAGCTACGCCAGGCGTGGGCCACCATGAAGCGCACTCAGCCCGACGCGCGGACGAAAGGCCACCTCAAACGCGAGTCGTACCAGGCCTCACTGGAGCCCATGGACAAGGAAGCCCGCTGGATCCAATCGCGTAGCCTGGAGTTCTTGGCACTCTTTGGCCAGCTCTGTGTGCCCATGCTCCACGCATTTCATGAGGTCCCGGAGATGCTCAAGTGGGTGGTCCCAGGCGAGCGCGGGCGCGAGATCAAGCGGCGCTGCGCGGGGGCAGGACGTGTGCCATTCCACGGCGACGCAACCTCGGCCGAGTCGATCTACATGGAGTCCGTGCTGAGTGCCACGTTCTATCAATGCGTCAAGCATTTCCTACGCAATTGTCCCATGGCCTGGGCGTTCTTCGAGGTTGTGCTCTGGCCCGAGCTGATCTGCGAGATCAAGCTGCGGACGAAATGGTTCTGCGCGACAATCCGGTGCCTTATGCGCTCAGGCGACGCATTCACCTCGTTGTGCCACGCGTGCTTCTTCGTCATTGCCATGAAGTTCCTTTTCCACCTGAAGGCCAAGCAGCACCGCGTACCAGATGATTGGCGGCACACCTGCTACTTCGTCTGCGACGGCGACGACACCGCAGGCTGGGCACCGCGCAGGCTGATCCCATCGCGCGCGCTTCTTGCGCAACTCAACGCTGATATGGTGCTCAACGTTGTAGACGAGGAGGAGATGGGCTTCTGCAAGACCTACTTCGCGCCGAATGGTGACGTCATTGCGAACCCGGCTTTCGTCATCTCCAACCTCTGCGTCTCCACGGAGGACGCGGTTTCTCTCGCTAGGCGCCCAGCATTGGTCCTTGCCCGCGCGTACTCGTACAAGTACCAGTTCCCGGACGCGCCAGTCATAGGGCCGGTATGCGACCAGCTCATACGTGCCTATGCGTATGCACGGCCCGCTTTGGAGCGCGAGCTGGCACGGAGCCGCCAGATGAACTCGTACGACCGCGAGGAACTGCGCGATGCGCTCGCTGCGCCGCTCCGTGAAGCAGTCGTCCACCCGGCCGCGCGCTCACAGGTCCAGCGCCTTTGGGGGCTGCCAGAGTGCGGCCAATTGCACCTCGAGCGCACGTACGCCACGTTGCCGTGGAATTGCACGTTCACGTACCCAGGGTTCTTGCCAAAGTCTTGGTACAAGTACAAGGACGCGCATTACCACGAGGACAAGTTCGCCTTTGAATCCAACGGGGCCCTGTTCCGCAATATCCCGATCATGGGCGTCCGCGGCAGTGTCAAACTGGTTGCTGAATTAACCCTAATTGCTGGCTTAGAGGCAGAGGGGATAGCCGCCCCACACACGCTTACAGAGCGTGAATCAGAAACCTTTAATGGAGAAGCAAACAAAGGACGGACAGCCCAAGCGGGCGTCCGGCAAGAAAGTGCGTGCGGTGCAGAAGTCTCGCCCACGACGCCCACAGGGCAAATCGAAGACTACCCCGGCTGGTCGGGCCGCAGGCGTAAAACGCCCAAAACCGCCACGTGCGTCGCAAGGGCCTCAGCGCAAGGGCCCCAAAGTGCAGATACCCAAGGAGATCATTCCGTATGGTGCAACAATCGGACCGGACTTGTCGGTCACGATCAACTTTCGACGCCTGGCAACGGCCAGCCCGATGCGGTTCATTGGCACGAGCCATTACGCGCGCAACATCGCGGCGATCAACAAGCTGCTTGGCCCACGCCCTTCCCGGGACTCGGGCAGCCCAGTATTGCCCATGGAGAGTCCGCTTGGCAATACGCCTGCACTCGACCACGCGAGTATGTCTGTGCAGGCTGGAGCGCCCACACCACAGACGGGCCTGTCCACGGTAGCAATGCGCTACATGAAGGCGGTCACGGCGCCCTTCGGGGCGATGGACGCGCTGCCGTGTGTGCCTATACTGCCGGCAGTCCAAACGTTCAAGACGCGGACCTTGCGCCGCGGCACGATGACGACGGGGACAGGTCTCGTCGGCTACATCGTAGCCTGCCCCTACATCGGCGTGAACGACACGGGCAAGATCGCCTACACCGGCTCGGCATGGGCAGGGACAACAAGCACGGTGTTCCAACAGACGGCGGGCGGCGGCGTGACGCTCGACACGAACCCCTCGCTCCCGTATACGGCCGCCCAAATGGCCGCGGGAATCTTCGCGCGACTCGTCGGTTGGGGCATCAGGGTGCGCAACATCTCACCAGCGCTCAACGTGGGCGGGATGGTCTTGGGCGCACAATTGCCCGACGGCTACGGGTCTTCGAACTTCACCCCCGCACAGCTGTTCCAGCGCGCAGACTCGGTCGTGATCCCGCAGTCTTTGCAACCGGCCAGCGACTGGATCACGATGGTGTACCGTCCGACAACGGACGCCCTGCTCGGCTTTCAGCCCGACGCCGATTACCCCTCGGGAGCACAGTTCGGGATTGTCATCTGCTGCATAGCGCCGTCGGGCTACGTACAGTCGTTCGAGTTCGAAGTGGTGGAGTATTGGGAGTACATGGGTGGCACTGGCGCGGTAGCGGTCCAAAACTTGACGCTGGGCGAGGCCGACATGGCTGGCGCAGAGCGCGTCATGAACGCTTGCCAACGACTGCCCCTCTCGCTGCTCCAGACCGACTGGAATGCCCAAATGGCCAACGGCATTGTGGACGACGTCGCGCACAGCGACACGATTGCCAAGACCGTCGAGGCAATCGCGGGCCATGTCGGCGGCCTAGCCAAGGCGATCTGGCCTATGGCGAAGTCAATCTTCTCGTTCCTCGGCATCTAGGTGCCTGAGGCGGGAGGCGACTGGGTGCTGGAGAAATGCAGCTGACAACTGCTACCCTGCTGGCTGAAATAAGTCTAAATAGGAAAATAACTAAAAATTGGCGCTGGCATTGCCCG